CGTCTCGGTAAATATAATGGTACATTCTTCGATACGAATATAGGTGAAAAGATGTATATTAATCTAATGAAAGGTCTTACTAAATATACCGGATGGGATCGTATTGAAACGTCACAAACTGACGTCTTTTTTCGTGAAAAGGATAATCTTCGTATAACAATAGATGAATCTACAAATGAAGAAACCATTATAAAAAAAGAGAGGGTTCATGTCGAAGATTTTAAACAAATCAAAGATACACCTTTTGATATACGGTTTGCTATATGTAAAGAAATTCCCATGGAACATGATTATGAAAGTGAAATGGATGGTAAAAAAACGAAAACACGTACATCATATATTCGTAAGAATGTATCTATTGATATGACATCTATTTCTGGTAACACTCAAGATATGGATTCAGAAGATCCATTTACATATCAAATTGAATTTGAAATTATAAAACCTCAAAATGTTGAAGATAAGGATACATTATTTAATATTATTCATAAAATAAAAGATTTATTCAATATGTTAAATTATCCAACAAAAAAGTGATGAGTAAGAAAAAAATTTATTTTTCAAATCGATCATCATTCTCAAGAAGATACTTTGTATAAAATAAAAAAAAGTTTTTTTGGACAATCACTTTTTTTTGGACAATTTGTATAATTTATTTTATCATAATACTATATAGTATGATCATAGCTTGGATACTTATATTTATAATTGTAATATTTATATTACGTGATATTGATATTACAGGTGAACGCGTGTCTGTTCTTGGATTTTCTACAAAATACTTTTACATGTCAAACGGTGAATCAAAAAATATGTATGAACAAATGCGTAAAGATGGTATACCCGACGAATCACTTAAAGAATTTATAATGATGGAAGATCGTTTCCTTAAACTTGAAAGTTTATCGGTGTGTACACAAACCTCGAGAATAATTGAAGCATTTGGTCTTTCTAAAGAAATAAAAGATAATTTCCTCGGATACGATTTTTCATATCACGCGAAACACCTTAAACAAATTGCTGAACCACATAAACTTATAAATCGAAGTATAGTATGTTCGTAAGGTACAAAAGTGTACGTCGATGGGTTCCCGGTTCCATCTTATGCATATTATCGTATATGAATAGCATAAGATTTTGGTCATCGGGGTCACGATATTTTCTAAATATTCTTCAGCATTATCACTGTTTATAAAATCATCTGTACATGGTATTCAATTTCTAATTTACCATAGTACACCCCCTTTCTTCATGCTTATAAATCTGCTAAGTATAAAAATACTATCTATAATGCTCGACAAAATATATTTATTCCAACGATCTTTATAATCTATAATAAAGTCATTTGTATTTTGTCGGACACGGTTTAATATTAATTCCCTTGGGTCTTCCATCTTTTTATTTAGTTTTGCGGTTATTCTTTAACGCTGATGGTGTATTTTGTTGAAGTTGACGTTTTATCATAACGTAATTCTTTATTTTACTACTATTAAGAGGGTACGTCTTTGGTAAATTTGTCGCATATTTTATAACGTTATTTACCATATTTTTACCAAACTTACCGTATAACTTTTGTGCTTCATTTCGGAGAAGTTTTTTCTTAAGTGTATTTTCTTGGTTAAGTTTCATATCTTTGACCATAGCCTTTTTGATATCGTTCGCGACCATCTTTCTTATAACACCGTTACGTGATGTGACATTAAGAGAATTATTCTTTTCGGCCTTATTTAATTCTCTCTTTATATCACGTACATTTTTATCCAAATTCATAACTTTACCATACTTTGTCATCCACTTTTTACCATACATTTTAACGAGATCGTTTCTTATACCCGTATCATTGAGTTTTCTTTTCTGATTGGTCGCGTTTCGACTTCTTCTCATTTTAAGTGCGGATTCCATTTCATTTGCAAGTGAATTTGGTGAATTTGCTGTATTTGGTTTATTTTGAAGTTTATCACATAACATTTTTACAGTATCCTTATCGTCGATCGTGATACCTTTAGATAATGCCATCGCAACGAGTTGGTCTTTTTTCATCGTTCGACACAATTTTCCATCTACTTTTAAGTTGGATGTACCCTTCTCAATCGCATCGAGTGCCGAACATATAACATTTTTAGTATTTTTTTCACGTATCCCGACAACACCCAACTTTTTAGCAACGTCGAGTAAAACGGGTTTTGTAAGTCTATCACACTTACGTCCACCTATTTTCATAGTACCATCTTTATCATAAGAAATAGAAACGTTTTTAGGTGTACTTTTTTTCTTAGAAACACTTCGTTTCTTTGGGATTTTAAAACAGCAATCTGATCCCTGTGGGTTTTTACGAACTTCAAAACCATTTTTACATGGTGGGCGACGTGGTTTAGGACACGTAGACGCTTTTACACTTTTCATCATAGGAAGTTTTGGGGCATTTACATTACGGTTTACCAATCCCATTGTGTACCCTAAAACATGGAGTAGTTTTACCATATCAACACCTACTTTATACGCGTTTTCGAGGTCATCCGGATCACTTTCACCTTGAACTTGAACGACACCCGAACCAAGTTTTCCAGATTTAGTCGATAGAACAAAATTATGATCTTTATATGTCATGTATAAAAAAGGTGTTAATTCAGATTCGTAACTAACACTTTGAGCTTTTACGGGATTTTGTTGTGAAATTCTTGTTAAATCGAAGTTTACATTTGTATTAAAGAACCCTGAAATATTGTTATATTCAATTTCGTTATATAAAAAACCCTGTTTTTGTGTATACGTATCAATTAAATATTTACGCAAAGCTTCTGGTTGTTTTTTAAGATTATTAGACCCTAAAAACCCACCCGAAAAACGGATTTTACCATTACTGTAAATAACAAACGTGAATTTTTTCTGTTCAGTTCCGTCCATGGTGTAACCACTTAACTGTACTGAAAAGAATTCCTTTTTTAAATCACCCTTTAAGCCAAAATTAGACGTGTGTATGGCACCTGTTTGAAACCTTCCATAATAACCCTTAATCTCGTTAAGATCAATGGTTAAACCAGTTGCTATTTGAGCATGACCCTTTGGTTTTTGTTTTAAAATGTATTGTAAATCTACACGTTTTTCATCCTTTGAAAACTTTTTGTTTACAAGAACATTGTACATACCCGGATGAAATTTTCCAATTTTGAGACCACCCTTTTTAGTTGGTACTACCTTGGATTCGGTCTGAATAGACACATTCGAATTTTTTACAAATTGCCTGGGATCCATATCTTAATCTAACGTGATATTTTAATTAATAATCGTTAGCAAATGTAGCATCGTCATTTACTATATCTAAACCAAATATGAACGCCTGTCTGGGGTAATTACGACCCTTATATGTGAGTGTTACTTCACGAACTTCTATTTCACGCTGACTGAACGGACCTACGTAAAAATCCTGAGTAAATCGAGGTTTTCCAAGATTATTTGCTTGACAATGTGAATTGAATAACGCGACGAATTCTTTTTGTGGACAAAATAATTCTTTTCCGTAATTTACACCGGTCGATTGCATGAAGTTTTCGAGTGTACTCGCGATCGTTGCGACTTGTTTTTGAACCGCCTTGAAATATTCTGGAACGACATTCCAAATATCTCGATCTGCATACTTTTGCGCGTATTCAAGATATGCACGAATACACTTTTGAAGTATGATGGGTAATTCTGCATCGAGTTTATATTCGAGTGTTGGGTCGGCATCCTTGACTTGTTTACCAAAGTTCCACGTAAGAATACGACGCAAAACACTACCTGAATTATCTTTCCAATTTGGAACTTCATTACCACCGAGTATACCGGGTGTTGTCCATTCAAACGATTTAGCTTTTTCGTGTTTTACCGCAATGGATACGTCTTCACCAGACACAATAGATTGAAATTCAGCCTGTTCGAGTTGTAAATCACCTTTTACTTCGGGGGCTATGAACATGAATGCATCATAAATGGACGATAATCCAAATTTCTTTTCAACATTATTTGAAAGTGTACGTACATCGTCGGCGTTATAGAATTTACGAAACACTTTTGTGATAAGAGTCGATTTACCTGAACGCGCAATACCTTTTAAGAAAGGTATAATCTGCCATGTATCTATATCATTTACATCAAAACATAAACGACCACCCATAACATACATCCATTTAGATATATCAGAATCAAACTTTTGGTAATCGAGAACCGATTGAAAAAAGGGAGTTGGAATATCATACCAGTTTTCGAGGTGTTCGTAATTCGTAAATTCCTTATCGAAATATTTACAACTTACAATGGTTTGATCAAGATTTTTAAATTCACGAGACTCGTACGTATAAAAGTTCGATTCATAGAGACCTGTTTGTGCAGACCACTCTTTACCTATAAAAATACCATTTTTAAACGACCAGACGTGTCTATTTTTAATAATCTCTGGAAACTGCATATCTTTACAATGTGTTAAGTGTCGAATAACGTCGTTATATGCTGATCCACGACTCGATAAATTTTTCCAAAGTTCATACCGTGTTTCTTTCTGTGCAACCCCATAAACATATTCCTGTATTGTTTCGACCTGTTTCCATGCACGTGTATCTTTACCATCTTCGGTCTTAATCTGTGTACAACAGTACCCCTTGTATCTTTTAACATTCGTTTCGTAAAGGTTTTGTAAACACGCGAGAATTGCCTGTTGGTATGGTGCCAGTTCTTCCACCTTTTCCATGGTCGAACACCTAAAAATAGATGGATCTGATTCTGGGTTTATGGGAACATATGTCGGGTTATTGATACGTTCGTGTATACGAGCCGCCCTAAAAATAATTTGCCATGCATCGTCGACCTGATCAATAAGACGATTTATACGCATGGATATTTTCATATCTTCATCGTCTTCGGTATCTAAAAGTTTTAAAACTTCAGCCCGATGATACATTTGTCCCAACTGCATTTTTAGGCGTTTGTGGTTTCCAGAAACAAGTTCAACGTCAAACCGAACGGGTAACCCCGTTTCAGGGTCGAGGTCCTGAGGATTTATAAAGTTTTTATATCCAAGTTGGAACGATATCATACTATTATCCGTAGTATTGATGTCCCACATATCTTCTAATTGTGATAGAAGGTGCATAAACTCTTCAGGGTTGAGTGATTGAATCTGGTTAGACCACATAATAGCATTGGATTCACGTTGATTTGATTCCGAACTAATAAAATGTGTTTCCTCCATTTTCTTTTATTACATATGGATTATTTTTCTAAGTTAATTTTTTTGCATCTGAGATAACATTTTTATAAGAATTTTGTTTTGAACTTCCATCTGTCTGGAAATATTTACCAGTGCGGAACATACGGTATCACCATCTTCAGTCGCGAGGACCGAACTTAAGAGTCCACCCATATCCATCATATATGGTTCATCTTCGAATTCATCTTCGAAATCATCGATATCCGGGAGTTCACCTCCGACTGTAGTTAAGTCATCTTCTTCAATATTCGATCCAGTTTCAGATTCAAATTCGCTATTTTCATCAATTTCTTCAGACTGATCAATTTCTTCAGTTGGTTCAATAAGTGTTTCTTCTTGGTCGGTCATTTATATGTACCAGGAAAAATGGGGTCGGGTTTTTTCGCAGGTTTCACCCGAAATAAAAATCTCTGCCTATAGTACAAAAACAAACAATATGGCCGGTGGTCTCATGCAACTCGTCGCCTACGGCGCCCAAGATGTCTACTTGACTGGTAACCCAAAAGTCACTTTCTCCAGGCTGTCTACAAACGCCACACTACTTTGCGATGGAAACATCGAACAAACTGTCAACGGTACTGCCGCGACTCCGGTCGCGTCTCCGTCACGGTCGCCAGAAATGGTGATTTGATCGCGGACATGTATGTTGAATTGACCGCGAAGCAAGCGTCGACAAGACTGAAGATGCGTGGGTCGCGGAATCCGCGATCTCCACTGTCGAATTGTCCATCGGTGGTCAAAGAATCGACAAGCACTACCAAAAGTGGTGGAGATTGTACGCGGAATTGTACATGGACGAAGCCAAGAAGTTGAACTACGGTAAGATGACTTCGGCGACTGTTAACGACGAAAAGGTTTACTTGCCATTGATCTTCTTCTTTAACAGAAACCCAGGATTGGCCTTGCCATTGATTGCCTTGCAATACCACGAAGTCAGAATTGACTTTGACTTGTCCACTGTCTACGACACTAACTTCGACTCCTTGAAGGTGTGGGGTAACTACATCTACCTTGACACTGAAGAACGCAGACGATTTGCGCAAAAGGGTCACGAATACTTGATCGAACAAGTCCAACACACTGGTGCGGACTCTTTGGGTTCCCCCGATGCTACCAAGCAAATCAGATTGTCGTACAATCACCCAGTCAAGGAATTGGTCTGGTGTACCACCCAAGCCTCCGGTGTTACTGGTGACGCCAACCAATTGTGGAACTTTACTGACACCGCAATTACTGTGTCTTCCTTGATGTCGGCGGATGTTGACTCTAACGTCTCCATTGCCCCAGGTGCCGCTGGTGCGCCAGTTTTGATCGGCGATGTGCAATTCGATGAAGAAACTTCGGGTCCATTGAAAGACTTCAAGTTGGTCCTCAACGGTCAAGACAGATTCAAGGAACAAGGCGGTAAGTACTTTAACTCCGTCCAACCATTCGTCCACCACACCGCCTCCCCAATGCCAGGGATCTACTCGTACTCTTTTGCGCTCAAGCCAGAAGAGCATCAACCAACGGGTACCTGTAACTTCTCCAGAATCGACAACGCGCAAGTCTCCATTATGACTAAGACTGGTTCGGACAAGACGACTCTTAACATGTTCGCGACGAACTACAACGTCCTCAGAATCCAATCGGGTATGGGTGGCCTCGCGTTCTCCAACTAAGCGTCTATTAAGCGTTTAAAAATTTAAAAAATAAATAAAATTTACAATTTAAAAATTAAAATTTAGACCAAATTTTAAAGTTTAACACCCAGAACTCGACGCAATTTG